TAAATACAAAGAAACAAATATTATGGGTTGTGATGTTATTCAACAAGAATGGAATGGGATAAACAATGTGTATAAATATTGTGGAAGTATACAAGAGGTATTACTAATAGCAGTAATGGAAATTAAATACAATAAAATCTGGACAGGCGAAAAGTGGGTGAAAGAAAATGTTACCTAAAGAACTTATAGAAGACTTTGAAAACGATGTAACGATTATTGATTTATGTCGTAAATACGGATTATCCCGAGATTTTGTAAGAAAACAACTAAAGAAGATGGGAATAAAAAAAAGCACGTGGGGAGGTCGTAGAAACGGTTGTGGCAGGAAGAAAAAGGAAAGAAATGGCGAGCTTCAGAAAATAAGAGAAAAAAATGCAAAATTAAATAAACCTACAAGAGAAGGAGTAAAGGTAAGACCTAAATTTAAGTTATGGTGAGGTGTAATGAAAGTAGACGAAAAAACCATCAACAATTTTAAGCAAAATAAAATTAAATATTTAGTAAAGGATTTTGCTGAATATGGTGTGCCAGAGGATGTAACACGGGAAATTTTACTTAAACGGGGAATTAATAAATGGCTTCACAATCGAATGTTGATTATTAATTTAAAAGATGAGTTAAAAGAGGAAATAAAAGATTTATTACAACAAATGGATTATTACCAAGCAGAATATAATAAAGAAGATGGAGTTTACAGAGAGTTGGTGGGAAGTTTAAGGGCAACTAATAATATACGTCAAAAAATAAGGAAGATTTGCCACTCTTCAAGGTATGTCTTCCCAGAATAGGAGGCAATAAATGACAGGTGCATACGTTCGGGTAAAACGGGAAGGTGGATGGGAAAACGTAGAATTTGAATTGTTAACTGATGAGGAAATGAAAGAATTTTCAAAATCTCAACCTAAAGATGGTTGGCTATGGGCTATCTTTCTTGCTAAATATTTGAGAGATAACATAAAACCATTAATAGACGGGTTGGTTGAAGATGGAATAATAGAATAGTCCCATCGTCTAAAGGTAAGACTTACGCCCGATGAGCGTATAATCTCAGTTCGATTCTGAGTGGGACTATCAAAGGAGAAAGAATGAAAGTAATTTTAATTTGTATCTTATGTATACTTTTAAGTGGATGTTCGTTTGTTTATAACTTGACTAATTTTGTTATGCCTGATGACCTTGAATTCCTTGCCTGCATTGAAGAGCTTTCTACGCCTAAAAAAATTAGCGATTATATGATAGAAAATTTTACTTATGAATTTCATCCTAGGTATGCAATAAGTCCCTATGTGTTGTGGCAAACAGAAAAAGGCGATTGTAACGATTTTAGCACATTTGGAACCTTTATAGCTGATTATCATGGATACGAAACTTATCAGATAAAAATTTATCTAAAGTATTCTTTATATAATCATTGGGTAGCGGTGTATAACGAGGGATGTTACTCTTTTACAGATAGCCAATTTTATTACTACGGATACGATACATTTGAAGAAATAGTAAAAGAAAGTTGTAGACACATTGGTTATGAATATACAAGTTATGAGGTGAAGGAATGAGATACATTATACCTTTTATAGGATTGGTGTGTTTTATAGTAGGATTAATTGATTTAATAGGGAGGTTATTGTGAATACGAAAGAAGCGATAGAAGGTTTAGAAAAAATAATTAAGAGAGTCTATAGACAAGAATATTCCGATTATTTAGAAGGAGCAATCGAACGCTTACAACGTGGCGAGAAGTTTGAGGCGATTTATAAAGAAGCTGTAAAATATTTTAATAGCATTGACGATAATATTATTAAAGAATTAGAGCAAAAATACTTCCCGAAGCCAAAAGATGAGATGAAAAGATTATTGAAAGAGTTAGAGAAAAAGATAGATTATTTATTGAGAACACTCAATGTTTAAAATAGGGGAAATAAAGAGAGCAAAGGAAATAGGGTACAAGGGGCGTTGTAGATACATTTGGTCAGCTTGTGCAGGGTGCGGTAAAGAAAGATGGGTTCAATTACATGATGGCAAACCAAAAAGCTTAAAATGTAAAAGTTGTGTAAGCCTACAAGGAACAGGTAAAAATAATTCAAATTGGAAAGGTGGTAGACACAAAAATAACGGAGGATATATTATAATTTGGATTGAATCAACAAGTCCATTTTTTAAAATGATGAGTTATAAAAATTATATAAAAGAACATCGTTTAATTATGGCACAATATCTTAAAAGATGTCTCGAAAAATGGGAAGTTGTTCATCATATTAATGAGATGAAAGATGACAATAGGATAGAAAATTTAGAATTGATGACTGCTAACGAACATAATAGTGTATCTCATAAACGAAAGAAAAATAATGGAAAAACGAGGAAAATTAGCAATGGTATTTAAACGGAAACCTTGGAGAAAAGCCTGTAAGAAAGCAAAGACTGAACGTAGGAAGCTCCGAGACCAGTTAGATAAGCTATGGAGTGAAATCGTTAAACAACGAGCAGCTAATGTCTGTGAATATAAGGCTTGCAGTAAAACAACTTACTTAAATGCTCACCATATTTTTTCGAGAAGCAACCTTTCTGTAAGATGGGATTTAGATAACGGGATTTGTCTTTGCAGTGGACATCATACTCTTACTAATAATTCTGCTCATAAATCTCCAATTGAATTTATTGAGTGGTTAAAACAAAGACGTGGTATTGAGTGGTATGAGGATTTACGTCAGAAGGCAAACCAAGTAAAGAAGTGGACGATACCTGAATTATGGGAATTAGTTAAGGAATTTAAGAGGGAGATAAAGGAGGTAAACTAATGTACGGAATCCATGTAATCGATATTTATGAACTTAACGAAATACCATTAAGTGATTATTGGAATAAATTTGAGCAAATAGAAATAGCAATGAAACTTCTCACTGGGGGTATAAATAGTGGAGAACTTAAATTAAAAAATAGGGGAAACCTATTTGCATTTGCTTTATCTAAAAGAAAGTACGATTATGACGTGACCGTTTGGGATTTGACAGGAACAGTATCTCTTTATAATAAGATATTTCAATCTGAAAGCTGTCTTGCTCCAATACCGATTGACATAATTAAAGAAATAGAAGATGTTACACAAAAATATATTAACGGCAAAATAAAATGTAGTGATTGTGGTAAAGAAATAAATGAAAAAGAAGCTGGCGGTCATTATTTTGCTGGAACATATTGTAAAGATTGTTGGCTGGGTAATACAGGAAAATATATAAAAAAAGGTGGCTGGAAGTATATAGAGTCACAGGAAAGTTATAATTAAGAAGGAGATAAAGAGTGAATGAACTAATAGCTCAAGAAGCACACACTAACTACGAAAACATAATAAGTATTAAAAATCGCATAGGAAAGGACTTATTAATATTAGGGAAGTTATTGAAGATTAACCATGATAATCATTATTATCGAACCTTAAACTACGACACGTGGGAATCATTTTTGGCTATGCCTGAATTGTCTATGAGTCGTTTCTGGGCGTTCAAACTGATAAAAGTATACGAAGTGTGGATAGATAAGTATAATGTTGAGCCTGCGAAACTTAATAACATTGATTTAGAGAAACTTTGGTTAGCCACTACGATGGGATTGAATGAGGATAACTACGAAGAAATGTTAGAGAAGGCGAGGACTTTGAGTAGGTCAGATTTGCGTCAGTTAAAAAGCGGTGATTATGAGTTTGACCAAGAGAAATATAAGGTCGTGACGTGTCCGCATTGCGGGGGAGAGGTTCGGGTGATGTTATGAAATTAACAAAGATAATATATGTAAAACAAGATAAAGATTGTATTCGTCTATGGAGTGCTGATTATCCTGATATTAAAAAAGAGCTTTGGGACTTTACGAATAATATTAATACTTTGATTTGTAGGATGGGGATACATAGTTTAGCAAAAAGAATCGAAGAAGAAGTGAGAGAAAGGAACGGTGAGAAACTTTTTAAAGTTTTTGAGACTCATATTTTAAGGTGATGTTGTGAATAAAAATTTTGATATAGAAGTTACTGGAATGGGATTTAATATTACTGGCTATCCGGGAGCATTTACTCCAACTGTAAAAAAAATTATAGAAGATACTATTTATGGGAAAGTGTTACATTTATTCTCCGGACAAAGCGAGATAGGGCAAGAAAGAATCGATATAGAACATATCAATGCTACTAAACGAATAAATGTTAAAGACTTTCTAAAAACAGATAATCGAAATTGGGATTGGGTTTTACTCGACCCACCATATAATTTAATGAGAAAGAGTAAAACAAAAGAATACAAAATACAACAACCTTTTTCTGCTGATGTAGAATTGAGGAATTTAATTCGTGATTATTGTATTAAACATACTAATCAAGTTTTATGGTTAGATTACTGTGCTCCGATGATAAAGGGATTTAATCGTAGAAAATTATGGTTATTATTACCCGGCGGTTTTCATAATGTAAGAATATTATCATGGTTAGTTAATGAAAAAAAGATTATTTAAGGAGTAAATATGAGCTTACCTCACGGGTTTAAATACTTTCGTAATATGGCACTCTATCAAATTGACCTCAAGAAATTATATATAAAATATTATGGAAAAGACCTTGAAAATCATTTTGACCTTATTAATGGGCGTCAATACGAGGATAGAGTGTTCTGTCAAGACTGCGAGAAATGGGAAACTTGTAGAGGTAAATTGTGGAGTGGTTGTCAGGAGAGGGCAAAAGCTCTAAAAATAATAAGGGGGGAATCATGAATACGAAAGAAGAAGTAAAACAAAAACAAGTAAAAAGTGCAATTAACTACAGAAGATACTATATAAATTATTTATCTGCTCAAATACAAGATTTATCGGAAGAATTAAGAGAAATTAATAATATGCCAGAGAATCTTATCAATGAAAGAATAATTAAGGAAAGAATGGATATGGAGGCGATTAAATGGATACTAAAGAAGCGGTAGAATTCATAAATAGCATTGAATGGATATATTATGAAAATGGTACAGAAATAGAAAAGAAAAATGAAGTCGTCCAACTCTTACAACGTGGCGAGAAGTATGAGGAGATGTGGAATCACTTATATTGTGAATACGGTGAAGTATTTTTAAATGATTATAGAAATCCAGAGATATTATTAGAAGAAAAAATGGAAGAACTTAAGCAAAAATACTTCCCGAAAACTAAGGAACGAAAGGAGAAATAAATGATAAAGTCAAATGAAGATAGAATAGCCCAAGCATTAGAAACTATTGCTGAATGTATGGTCAAACAACATGAGATGGCAAAAGAGGCGTTGGAAAAAAGTCAAATATTATATGAGGCAAATATGGCAATGATGAAGGAGAATCTAAAAGAATTACCCAAACCTGACCCAAATTTAATTCAATATGACCCAACCAAATAATGAAAAGGGGGAGTCAAAGCTCCCCCACATCCTTTTCAACTAAACGTTGTATGTATTCTCTTATTGTAACAAGCCGACCTTCTTTTACAGTCAACTCTGTAACCCTGATACGGATTAAGTTCCACGTATTCTTACTTACTTTAATGTCTTTCCATTCCATTATTTCACCTTCTTTTTAGGTTTTATGATTGTTATTGCGTCTGATTTTTTATAACGTTTTTTTAGTTCTTTACAATCTTCCTCAGATACTTCTTTAGCTTCACTTATTTCAAAATAATCAAACATTCTTTTTTTCTTTTTCATTATATCACCTCCGTTTCTCTTGCGAAACAGTTATACATTATATTCATAAATAATTTTCTCGTTTTTCTTAACCATATAATGATTATTAACATGAGAAAAATCATAATCAAAGAATTTATTTAATATACTTTCAAATTCTATAACAACATACCAGTATCCTTGACTTTTTAGTCTTAGAGATTTTATAACATAATCTTTATATCTTTTAAATAAATACTTTTCTAAAGTTTTCATCTCTCTCACCTCCTTATCTCTCTTATTAATAAGACCAATAAAACTAACCCTATAACTACTATATAGATTGTATTAGCCATTATACCTCCTTAATACAAATGAAGTGTATAAACCCAATAGAAAAAACCTTCATAAATGAGTATGGGGATTTATACAAACCATACCAATATTTTGTTATTCTCATTGTCCAGCGTTTTGTTAATTTAACCTCAATAGCCATAATTCCCTCCTTTCCTCAAGAATAGACCTCTCAGAATTGCCTGAGAGCAACGTATTTAAGCTAGCCCTTATGATTGTATGCGTGTTTTGTTTTACATAAGTAATCAATATCCAACTATTTTATAACATTCATTGTTTCTAAAATATAACAATAAAGTATACTTCCAAGTTTTTTTACCTAAAAATATTAGTTTTATTTTTTTATCAACATATGTTTCCTCAAGCTTTATTGAGTCGTCAATACATTTATAGAAACTTCGTAAGTCATTAATTCTGTTAGTGATAAAACCTAATTGCTTCCACCAAAAGAATATAGACTTTTTAGTGTTCATACCTTTTAACTCTTTATTCAATTCTTTATAAGTCATCTTTTTCACCTCCTTTTCTTAGTAATCACAACCCAGAGCAGAAACCAGGAGAAAACTGCCCTGAGTTCTGACTGCTATAAATTAGTTCTTATTGTTACTTCTTTTAGTAATTGTTCAGCTTTGTCTTCAATATACATTTTTTCTAATCTATCCGGTATAACCTTTATATCGTAACTATCAAAATATACTTCAGTTAATAAATTCTTGAAAACTTGTTTTAGTTGTTCTTGCTTAGTCATCTTAACCCTCCTTATATTTATCATCTTCTTCAATAGCAAATGATTTTAAAGTCATATACTCTTTTAATGTTACACCTGTAAATATTCTTATTGAATATAAACAATATACATAACCCAATACAAAGCAAAGCGAATTATCTTTTAATAAAATCTTTACTTTACGTTTAAGCCCTTTTAACATTTATTAACCCTCCTTTCGTTTAGCTTGCGAAACAGTTATACTTCTCTATTTATTAATATTCCATTAAGTTTGACATCCGAGAAGTAAAACGCTTTATGATAAGCTAACAGTTTTAAGTAATTGTAATCTCTTCTATATAGCTTATGATTATTCCCCCACTCCAAACAATTCATAATCTTTACCTCCTTTCTTAATAATAAGTAACCTTAATAGAAGGGTATAAGATATACCCCTCTTTTAAAGTTACTCAATCTTTAACAATTCATAGTCTTGATAATTAGTCTTGTAATCAAAACAGTTTAACCGGTAACCTAATTCTTTTAGAATCCGTTCTACGCTACTAAAGCCACAAGCCCCATCAATATAAGGTTTGCCTTTGTAGAGTCTCAAGCCATAAAAATCACTACTACCATCTTTGTTATACTTAAATTTTAGTAATTCCTTTTCAAAGTGATTTTTCATCCAGTTACCTAAACAAGTACCGTTCATGTCATAACCACCACCATCACATTGAGCAACCTTCTTACCATTAACCCTTAAAGTAACTACATTATAGCCATAAGTATTACGAGCTTTCGATACTGTCCATTTAAAACTAAGTAACATCCTTTTAACCCTCCATTAAATTATTTTCTTTAAGTTTTTTAAATAATTCATTACTTGTTTTAGCCATTAATACCATATCAATAGTATTATCGTCATCTCTTATTTCTGCCCAGTGCATTCCATTATCATTTTGCCCTATTCTTATATTGTCATTGATTTTAAATTTCCTTTGTCCTTTTATCATTCTCAACCTCCTTATAATAAAGTAGTATCTAATTAAATAACCTTTCCTTTATTTATTTACTTTTAAATTATGTACCAACTTATTTAATTCCCAAGTCCGGCAATTAGCATTAAATAATAACTTGTCTAAATCAATGTTCTTATTCATAAAATCGTTTAAGTCCATTTCGATGAGTCCGTTAAAGTCTTTTATTAGTTTAATTAGCGCATTATACTTTAACATTTATTAATCCTCCTTCGTATTATAATTAGTATCATAACCATTTTTGAGATAATCTTCCCAGGTATCAAAATAATGACCCAGAGTGTATTTGAGCTTTCTACCGGTCTCTACATTGATGCAAGGGTAATCTTGCCAATCAATATTTTTCTCGATGTGTTGTTGTGGATGGTCTACACTAATTTTCATTTTCTTTTTTCTCCCTTCTAATAAAGTTAATGTTGATATCTCTTCAAGTAGTTCGTTAAAAGTTTCTACCTTGATTAAATTATTGTGTAACAATGCTAACAAATAACCCCTGTTAAAATCCGTAGGGAAATCGTTACACATTTTTTTAAGTTCCGAATAACTTACAAACATAGTTTATACCTCCTCCTTCTCTATTTCTCTTTTTCTACTTCTATTATATACCTATTAAGACAATTGTCAAGTATTATTTTCATTTATTTACTTGCCTTTAGCAACTATTGCTAATAGCAACTTGATATCGAAAAAATAATAATATATAATACATCCCATGAAAATAGATAAGGCTTTAGAAGCAATGAAGAAATCAATAATAGTGAAGGAAGATAAGCCAATAGAGAAGCCCAAGCGTGGTAGACCTAAGGTAATAACAGAGAAGAAGAGAGAAGAGATACTAAGAGCGGCAGAAGAAGTATTTTTTGTCCAGAGTATTGCGGCTAAGGTGGGAGTTTATAGGGAGAGAATAAGCCAATTAGTGAGAGAAGATAAAGCTTTTGCGTCCTCCCTCCTACACGCCAGAGACAAATGGATTGCCCAAAAGCAAGCCCTGCTTGAAGAATACGCCAAAGACAAGAAGACATCAGACTGGCGCGCCCTAAAGTACCTTTTAACCATAGCAGACAGGGATTACAGCGAACGCAAGTACCTTACCGAGGCAGTAGCCAACCAGGACGCCAAGATAATGATGCTTATAAAGGCAGAACAATTGACCATTGCCTCCAAGCAAGGTAAGAAAATGCTTGAAAAGGTGATAAACGCTGACGTACAGGGTCAAGAAGAGATTAATTTACTCCCCTTCAAGCCCGAAGACCCCAAGAACAAGGGGAAAGCTAAGACAGTGAAAAACAAAGGGGAAAGTACCCATCCTCCATCGGTGGAGTAAACAATATAATGGTAAGTATTATACTTATGAGTATAAATAGGGTAGAACAAGCGAAAACGTGAGTGTTTTCAGTCTTTACAGCGTGTTATAGTACTATAATAAACCTTATGTAAAGTAATAAGGGATACTTGAGATACCGTTAGATTAAGAGGGGGGTGGGGGTGTCTCGCCTGAGCGTGATGGATATTATATATAATACCCCATATCTTTGTATAGGTGTACGAAAAAAATTAGGAGGAAACTATGTACGACCGATTAGAAGAAGCATTACATAAAGTTAGAACATTGAATAAAATCTCCAATACAATATTCGAGATGATTCCTAAATTTGTCGAAAACCGAGATTTAGATGATATCGAACAGTGTCTTGATATTCTACAAAAGATAGATTCAGTTAAGGAAGCCTCACAATACTTGTGAACACGTGTAGGAGAAAAAAATGGAAGAAGTTTTAGAAATCTTAAAAATAATATCATCTCGACTTGGATGGATGATATTTATATTGGTACTCATCTTTTTAAATCAAAATGGCACTCATTCACATCGATGAATATGTAGCTCCCACGACTAACCTAACCTATTCACTTAATCCGTATTATAAGACGCCATTAAAGGGCATTCACGTTCGTTTATGAGGACTTTCTCACTTTAATACATCATCATAGACGGACTTGTCTACTTTAGTGAATAAGATTGAGAAAGGAGGTAAGAAATGTTTATAAGCAATAAAGAAAAAGAAGCTATATGGAATAATATTTATGCATTATTTGAAGGAAAAAGACAGATAAACAACTTATTTAAAAAAGACCGTCATGGCACTGTAAGACCCAAGGTTGATATTCTAAACGATTTGTTCGCTGACAATGAAAGTAATGTTTGGAATGCACTCAATGAACTTCAGAAGAGAATAGAGAAATTGGAGAAAAAATGAAACTCAATATAAAAAACTCAAGAATAGGTAGTAGTCACTACGAGATAAAATACGTAGACGACCTCAAGGATGAACATGGTAACCTCTTATATGGGAGAATCTGGCAAAGCTCCAAAATAATTGAGATTGATAAAAATAGTTGTTACGAGACCCAACTTCAGGCTTTACTTCATGAGAATATTCATGGTATTTGCTGGGAATACAATATTGATGATGATGAGGATATGGTCGAACCAATATCTAAGGGGCTTTATGCGTTTATTATTGATAACCCAAAGTTGATTAAGTTGATTTTGAAGGAGGGTAAATAAGGAAAACTATGCCAAAATACGTTCTTAAATGTGATAAATGCCAGAAGACAAAAGAAGTCATCTGTCCTTATAAAGATGTCCCCAAAAAGTGCGAATGTGGAGGAGAACTTAAAATCCAAGTTGGTTATTGCAACATCATCACAAGAATACGTAAGTGGAAGAAGTACTATCCAAACATTGGCGGTCGTGTGGAAAGCGGTAAATAGGAGGTTAAAATGCCTAAATTAGGTTCAGGCGGAACAAAGAAAATAGGTAGAAATAAAATAAAATGCCAACGATATGCTAACGAACATCGTAGAGAAAAGAACAAAATACGTAAGTGGAAAAAGATGATTAAACATTTACCTGATAATAATATGAGAAAAGAGTTGGAAATACGGATAAAGAAGGTTGAAGAAAGTATGGGGGCGTAGAGGTTTCGATAGGACTGTCATACCCAGAATGAAAGTGGCAAAATCCTACACTCGGGTTCGATTCCCGACGCCTCCACCAAGAGTCGATAATGTTGACTAATGCCACTATTCTAATTCATAAGTGGAATAAGCTCTGGCTGTTACTCTGGCTGTTACTCTGGCTGTAAAGGAGAAGCATGAAAACTTATCTTGACAAATTAATGGAAAATGAGGAATTCAAGGAATTATTTGAAAAGGAATATAAAAACCTTTCTACTAAAGAAGAATATCGGAAATTTTATATAGCTGAATTCAAGAAAATATTAAAAGACACTAAAGAGGAATATAAAGACGACCCACAGGGATTAAAATTATTTACTTTGGGTTATAAAGAAATGATTAAACGATTAGAGGAAAAATAATTCCCCAATATACTGTCAGAAGGTATATTGGGAGTGTAAAAGTGTTAATAACGTTTAGAATGTAGCACGTTATTCTTTAAATATAAAGAAAATCATTCTAAAAGATAACATATTTATTACATATAATGCTAACTATACTTTACAAACCTACGGCAATTAATGTTCACGCCGTAGGTAATGTTCAGTTATTAATGAACGTTGTCAGTATATCTGCTAATTTTTGTTTAAAGCAAATTACTGTAGATAATGACAAGGTTTACAAAGACACGGTAAAGAGTTTACAAAGACGTTTAATTGAACTTGTAAGTTGAGTTGGTGACAAAATGGAACCGACTGAAATACCAGACACTCTATCGAATGTCACAATTAAGCTGGTAAAGTTGTGTTAGAAATAAAGATGTCAGGTCTTATAGACTGAAAGTGCGGTTTATAACATTTAGGAGAAATGAAAGGAAAAAATTATGGGGACAAAAATAAGCAAAAAGAAATATTTAAAATTTGTGCGAGCTGGCGAGGATTATGATAAAACTTGCAAACTCGGCGATACACCATTTTTCTTATTACCATATGAAACACAAAGTAGACTTGATGGATTAACACCAAGAGAAAATTGGTATATTTACAAGCATGGTGGAAAGCTCTATGCAAAATATATTGAAGGATATAAAGACGCTTAGCATTCAACGCTTAGTGTTCAATATATGGGGTGACAACCCATAATGATTACAAGCGTGGTAGATTTTGAGTACAATTATCCGGAATTACCGGATAGTTAAATCGAAAAATGGATTTAGCAACGAGCAAATTAATTAAGGTGGTACAAAAATAAGATATGGTTATCACAGGAGGTGATGTCCAATGCCCCCAAACTCAGTAAGTAGTTTTGATTTCTTAGCCCAAAAATATAAAATCAAATTTACCGACATGCAATTAACTGCACTCTGGCTTCTTAACCAATCATATACTAAGGAATTACTCTACGGAGGGGCTAAAGGTGGAGGCAAATCAGTTCTTCTATGTAGATATGCTTGGTTATATTGTAATGCTATAATTGACAAATTTGATATTCCTCCTTTAAAAAATCCCATACCTATTGGCTTTATGGGAAGACTTCAGGGAGTGGACTTTGACCATACAACACTTGAATCATGGAAACAGTTTATTCCCGAAAGCGTTTACACAATTAACTACAAAAACAAAGAAATTGTCATAAGTAAACGTCTTAAAATCTACTACGGGGGACTTGACAACAAAAACATAGTTAACAAGTTTAATTCTTTTGAAATAGGATTTTTTTGTATTGACCAAGCAGAAGAGGTAGAAGAAGATAAATTAACCGAACTTAAACTTGCTTGCAGAAGAACTATTAATGGACAGAAAATTCCTTATAAATATGTTTATTCAGCCAATCCAAGAGACTGTTATCTAAAAGAGGCTTTTGTTCTTAATAAAAACAAGAACGGAAGAATTTATTTACCAGCCTTACCATCGGATAATAGTTATCTGCCTGATAATTATGTATCGAGAATGGAGTACGTCCTACGGAATAGACCAGCTTTATTAAAAGCTTACCGAGATGGATGTTGGGATGTTATGGCTGGTGCTGACCTTATTATTCAACTTGACTGGATTAAGAGAGCATACGAAACAAAACTTTATGGTGCTGAAAAAAGAGTAATAACTGTTGACCCTGCAAGATTCGGAGACGATGAGACCGTTATTTACGCTATGAAAAACACCGACATAGTTAAGAATAAAATTTTCGGGAAGCAGGATGAAGTTCATATCTCTAACGAAGTTGAATTAATGGCTCAATCATTTCATCCTTCGGTGATTGTAGTTGATGTTATAGGCGTGGGTGGTGGCGTGGCTTCTATTTTACGACAAAAAGCAAGGTCATGGAACTGGAAATGTATTATTATAGAGTTTAACGGTGCGGAAAGACAAAAGTCGGGTGTTCCTGCATACTTTTATAATAGACGAGCAGAAGCTACATGGTTAGCTGGAGAAATGTTCGGGGATAATAAGATACAACTAACCTTTGAAGATAAAGACCTTGAAAGAGAACTCAATGCTTATAAATATAAATTCAATGGAGACCAATTAATTGTTCAACCCAAAGCTGAAATAAAATTACCAAAAAATTTAGGAAAGTCTCCAGACCACGGTGATGCGTATGTGATGGGACTTTGGGCTTTGCAGTTCTGTAGAAAAGAAGCAATAACCAGACAATTCTTTCACAAAACGCAAAGAAAGAGGAGCTACTTAACCGCTTAACATAAGACAAAAATAGGTACACTTGACACCCAAACGAAAAAAGTGTACAATGTATGAGGTATAATATTGAATAAAGCAGATACAACAATAAAAAAAATAATTATCGAATTAAGAAAGATATTGAAAGAAAACCCCAACTTTACAGGACGTACAACGCAAGACTTCTGTCAAGGTGGGTTGACTAACTTTAAGAAAATGGAAAACGTAAAAATTAAATGATTCACTCTTATAGAGTGAAGAGAACGGGTGCTATACCAAGTGTATAGACATTCTAATAGCTTGGGGGTGCTATTTATTTGTTGATGACAAACCCTTTATCAACCGCCTGCTGAAGTAGATAGCTACTAAAGGTAGGCTCTGGGGAAAGGTTCTATGTCGACTTGGAATATTCTTGTGATGAGGAATATTCTGAACCGAATACCCAGCAAATAGTCGCAGAGTTTAACTCGGAAAACGTTCCACCCCACTGATAAGAGCCCCTGGGCTCTTCGAAGGATAGGTGGGGTGGTCAAAAAAATTAAATAATGTACTCTTAACTGAGTACAAACAGAGACCGCTCGAAAGAAGTTCCCAATTAGGGAAATTTCTCTGCCGAAGCTCTGATGTTTAACATCATGTTAGACATTGGGGCTTCTTTTTTTTTGGGATTTTTGGAGGAAATATGAATAGAACCGAAAAGGAATCTAAGTTAGGAAAATTCTGGGAAGAGGCTAAACGAGGAAGTAAGGTATGGAGAAATGAAGCTATTGAAAATTATGAGTTTACCTGTAATGACCAATGGGCTGCCTCAGATGAAGCCATCCTAAAAGAAGAAGAAAAACCATGTTTAACATTTAACCACGTTCTACCTATTATTAATTTACTCTCTGGAATGGAACGTCAAAACAGAGCTGACATAAAAGCCTTTCCGAGAAAAGGTGGAACACGTATCATCGCAGATGCCTTCACTTCTTTAGTGAAACATTCTGTAGATTTATGTCATGGCGACACTGAACAATCCATGCAGTTTGTAGATGGGATTATATCAGGAAAAGGCTGGATAAAGACAGATATAAGCTATAAAAATGACAAAATCAATGGAGACCTCGTTATGTCCAGAAGGTCACCTTTTGATATGTATGAAGACCCCAACGCTGATAGATATAACTTAAATGAATCTGCAAAATATATTTTTGAGTGTTTCTGGGGAGACAAAGAACAGATTAAACTTTTGTATTCTAAACACGCAAAAGACATCGAAAACTATAAACCCCAAGATGAAGACTTAACCATTGACGGAAAAGTTATAAAGAAATCAGACAAAGAAGATAGAACTCCTTCAGATTATAAATACCGACTAAAAGAAGTATGGTGGAAAAGTTATAAAAAACAACTCTTTTTAGTTGATGGAGCCACGATGAGTTTTAGTCCTGTTCATGATACCCAAAAAGAAGTTGTGAAAGTGTTAATGGAAAAAGAACGTAGATTAGCTGAAAACCAAAAGAGACGACCAAGATACAGAACAAAGGAATATGTAATTGAAGTTTTACATGTAACTACTATGTTAGGAGACATGATTTTAGAGGATATCGAAGACCCCTATCATGGAATGACTCTATTCCCTATACAAAGATTCTGTCCTTACTGGTTTGATGGGATTATTTTTGGAGTAGTTGAAGGGCTTAAAGACCCACAGAGAGAGATTAATAAAAGGTCTTCTCAAATGCTTCATATACTTAATCATACAGCTAACACGGGTTGGATTGTGAATGAAGCAGAAGGAAGAACTATAGATTTAATAGAAAAAGAAGGTTCACATCCTGGAGTCGTAGTCACCTGGAATCAAAAAGAACCCAGAAAAATAGAGCCTAATAAATTCCCCGATGGGCTGTTCATTTTAAAGCAAGATGATGAAGCAAGTATGAAAAAGATATCGGGTCTTAATCCTGACATTTTAGGTCAAGGAGATAAGAGAACTGATTCGGGAATTGCCATCTTACGAAGGCAACGTCAGGGAGCAACTATAAGTGAACCTGTTTATGATAATTTCCGATTAAGTCAAAGAATCTTCGGGGAAACAGTAATTGAAATGATTAGACATTCTAAAGTTTACTCCCCAGCCGAAGTTGCTCACATAATGCAAGATGAGAAAGGAGTCGATGTTGAACAACTTTACAAGGCAATGAAATCTTGGGCGGTTGGCAGATATGGATACAAGGTTGAGCAACAACCGAATATGCCGACTATCCGAATGGCTAACTTAGAAGTTTTGATGAATTTAGCTCAAAGTGGTCTTCCAATTCCAATAGATGTAATTTTGGAGAATAGCGATATTCCAAACAAGGAAGAAATTGTTCAACGAGTTAGAGAAGAAGCTCAACGAGTTGCTCAAGAAGAACAGCAACGACCAGCACAAAAAGGAAAAGCAAGCCCGCCAAAAACGGAATCAATGGTGGGCAAGGTTTAAATATATTACTTACTTGTCAGTCATAATAAAAATACTGCCTAAAGGCAGGTAATGTCCTCACTGGAAGGTTTCCAGGATTACCGAACCTCACGGGTGGAAGGAGGAATTAACATGGAAGAAGGAAAACAGGAAGAAAAAACCTATACCGAGACTGAATACAAAGGCATAATCAAGGACTTGCAAAGTGAAAGAAGCAAACGTCAGGAAACCGAATTTCAACTGAGTCAAAGCAAAGGAGACTTAGATTCTCTACGGAAAACTGTTGAAGAATTGAAAAATTCCAAACCAACAGAGCTTGTTTCAGAAAAATTGGAATTTGAAGGTAAAGACGATGATTATGCAACCGTAAAAGAAGTCAAAAAAAACTTGAAACGCCTCGAAAAAGAAGCTATTGCCAAAACGAAAGCGGCACAAAAAGCAGCGAAAACTGCTGCTGATTACGAGGAAGCAAAAGTGAAATATGACAACTCTTGTCGGTTAGCAGAAGACAAATATAGTCGTTTGGCAAGTGTCGGTTTAGATTTTAAAACAGTTTATCAAAAAGCCATCAAACGGATTGGTAACAACAAATATGAACAAGCAGCAATTTTTCACTCAAAGAATCCGGGCGAAAAGCTCTATAAGATAGGCTGTGAAGACCCTGAAATAAAAGCAAAACTTGATTTAGAAGAAAATCAAGAACTCCTTAATTCTATGGATAGCCGCAAAGTAGACAAAGATGGCTTAAAGGGTGGCAAGGTAAAAGATGGAGAACTTTATACATTTGAAAAAGTTCAAGGAATGACTACGAAGCAAATTATGGAACACTTACCTGAAATCCAAAAAGCTCAGAAGAAATGGAAAAAATAGAAAGGAGAAGAATAAATGGCGATTTTAAACTTTATACCCCAATTATGGTCAGCAACCATAATGGATACTCTGAGAAAGTCTCACGTATTTGGTAAAGTTTGTAGATGTGAATTTGAAGGCGATATAAAAAACGTTGGAGATTCTATCAAGATAAACGGTATTGGAGAAATTGATATCGGTGATTATGTAAAGGAAGCTGATGGCGGAACTGATATCACTGTACAGAAATTATCCGATGCTGGCGTTGTCATGACAATCGACCAGGCTAAATATTTTGCTTTCAGACTTGATGACGTTGATAAACTTCAAGCTAATGCTGCCTTAATGAAGGCTGCTGCAAGTAAGGCTGCTTATCGGTTAAAAGATACTGCGGATTCACGAATTAATACCGTGATGAAAGCACAGAATAACTTAACCACAACTACGGATGGTAGTGTAGATACTGCAACCGTTATAAGTGACACAGCTGAAATGTATTTAGCATTAGACGAAGTAAACGTCCCTGATGAAGAAAAATGGATAATTTTAGCCCCTTGGATGGTTATTAAACTTCAATTAGCTGGAATAGTCCACGCTGAAGACCTCAAAGGAAACATCAATGGATTTGTCACTAATCAATTAGGTTTTGATATATATAAATCTAACAACTTAACCGTAACTGCTCCATTAGCTGGTTCTTATGGTGCTGTAGCTTTTGTAGAACAAATCATAAAGACCGAAGCTTATAGAGTAGAAAAGAGATTCTCAGACGCTATAAAGGGATTGCATGTTTACGGAGTTAAAGTCATCAAACCTAACGAATTAGTCGAAGGTAACTGGACTGAAACTGCAGAAACTGCAATATAATAATAATAACAGCCCTCTTTTATGGGGGCTGTTTGGAATTTTAAGATAAGAAAGGAGAGAATAACATGGCTACTACGTTAACACCTATTAGTTTGGTATGGAATACACTAACTGCAACAGCTTTTACTGCATTAGGCGATGATGGAACAGCAGAAACATTTGAAATAATTCCAACAGTTCCAGATTGTAGAAGACTCATAATCATAATCGAAAATAAAGAACCAGCTGAAGATTTAGCTATTTCAGTAACAGCGGGAGATTATTGGTATGCGGGTTCTGCCTTAACTGGCACACTTCAAGAAGATACTATGCACATGATAGTGCTTGAGAGTGCTGGATATAAGGATAAAGATGATGATAAAATTAGTATCGTTTTAACACCTAATGCTGCTGCTACTGTTTGTGCGGAGATTGCTGCCATTCAAATACCATAAACTAAATCCACGTGGATAGAGGATGGGTTAGACCCCCTTTCCCATCCTCTTTAATTAAGGAGGAACTATGAAATTTTTTTCGAAAAGACAAAGTATGTCTGTAATAGATAAGCTATCGAAAAAGAGGATAGCCTTGTTTAAAGATGGTGAATTCGAGACAGATGATAAAAGTTTGATTAAGAAATTAAAACCATATTTTAAACATGAAGGGGCAAAGGTAAAAGCGAAAGTTTTAAATTATTGGGAATTAAAAGAGAAAGCAATTAAAAAAGGGGTATATAAAAAAAATATGAAGAAAGCCGAAATATTAAAGGCTTTAGAAGAGGTGAAATAAATGATTGACCCAAAAATGAGCATTGAAAGAACCGTAACTTTTCCAGACGAAACTTATGATACAGGTTCTGACTGTGATGAAAGTAATGCTTCGGGACAAAAAGTAGTCAAAGTAGCTGCACCTACCTCTACTATGGTATCGGGAGATAGAGTAATACTTGGCAGAGGGACAGCAAGAGAGGAAGAACAGGTTATCGATAGTGTTAGTGCTGATGTGTCTATAACCTTATTAGCCAATCTTACTTACAATCATACAGTAGACGCTAATACAACAGTAGACGCTGATTCTGCTGCTGCTCAAAAAGTGCTTAATGTTGCTGCTACTACTAATTTTTTAGCAGGTGAGACAATTATAATTGATTCAGGCGGAGCAAAAGAAGAAAGCGGAGTTATAGATAGTGTTCAAGCTGGAGTATCTTTAACTTTAGTAGATAATTTAACAAATACTCATCTTGGAGGAGATGCTGCCGCAGTTGCTCAAACAGGAGTAGCTGGAGTAGTTGAAGTAATAATGAGAGATACTTCTACAGTATTAAATAAAAAGGGCTACAAGAGATTATGTCTAATACTTCCTTCGGGCTGGTCTACTGCTGGGATAACTTTTTTAGGTTGTCTTACATCTGACGGAACTTTTCAACAGGTAGTCAAGGGTTCTGATGTAGCCGAAGTAGCTGTAGCGAGTGTGGCTGCCAGCAAATCTATAGGTTTAGATGGAACTATAAGAGAAGCACTCGAAGTAATACCCTTTATTAAGATACGTTCAGGAACAGCTACGACACCAGTTGACCAGGGAGACGATTTAACAATAGGTATACGATTAATGAGGTGAAGAAATGATTGAAAAATCAGATTTAATCAACACGGTCAACCAAACATTGAATCGAAGCTATTGTGCTGGGAATGAAACGACTACATGTCTAAAGGATATCACAGCAGCAACTAAAGCTAACCCCTGTAATATACAATCAACCGCACATGGTTATTCTACTGGGGACAGAATTTGGATTAAAGATGTAGTGGGAATGACCGAAATAAACAATAAACATTTTACAATAACCAAAGTTGACGCAGATAACTTTACTCTTGGTGTGGATTCAACTGCATATACTGCTTATACATCGGGTGGAACTTGTGTTAGAGACGATTTAGATAAAAAGATAATAATTACTTTACAGGATTTATCCCAGAAGGGTGATTTTCTACAAGATGAATTTAAGAGGGTAACAATAGCTGATAGAGATTACTATAGTTTACCTGATAATTTTAAGAGACTATTATTTGTAGGAATGAAAAGCTCTGATGACGCAACAATATATAGACCTTTAGAATATGAAACATTTGCAGAATATAAGAATGGTCTCTATTATTCTAATGATACAGGAACTCCTAAACTTTACACTTGGGAAAGTGGATTTATGTATCCACGACCAATACCTGACGCTGTTTATAATATGTATTGGTGGTATTCCTATTATCATAAAAAAACAGTAACTGTTGATTCTGTGGAATACGATGCTTGTGATTATATATTATTCAAAAATCATTTCCAAGAAGTTGTTGAATTTGGACTTCTCTATAGGGTGGCTTTAAGTTTAGGATTAGATAATGATGTGAAGAAGTTTAAAAGTTTATATGAATTACAAGTGGCTATTCATCGAGCCGACATAAAGAGACACCCAAAAATTGCACGCTACAGAGATGGGATGTGATTAGGAATAAATGAATAAGTCCACGTTTGCGATTTTTGCTCCAGTTTTAGGCTTGAACCAAGCGTTCCCTACGATTCTACTCCAAAAAACTTACATGCCTGATAATCACAAGACCCATATCAAATACGGAGAGGTTCATCGAGCTAAATTAGCTGAAGATACTTTACTTAACAGTGAATCAGCTAAAGTGCAAACACCCGATACATCTCCGATACTTCATTATCATCGCTTTGTAAGGGAGTCTGACGCTAAGGAATATTTGTTTGCGTTTACTAAGGCACACATCTACTATTGGAATGAGGCTACCAAAGCTTATGATTTGAAATTTACTTGTGCTTCTGATTGTACAGAATGGTCTACTGTAACTTTTAACGATAAGATAATCGCCACTAACAACGTAGACAAGGTTTTAAATTGGTATCCTGCTATATCTGGAGGACTTTTTCTCCCTCTGGATTCGTCAGATGGAATTGATTTTGGTAGGTCTTATTCCAACGAAACAGTAGTAGATGAAACAAGTGCAGCGGGTCAGAAAGTTTTAAGTGTAACTGATACTACTGGGTACTCTGCGAGTGACAAAGTTATAATCGCCAGAGGAGAAGTTAGGGAAGAAGAAGCGGTTGTAGACACTGTTCAAGCTGGAGTATCTTTGACCTTAGTGAGCAATCTAACTTACCAGCACACAGCAGGCACTCTAACAACGGTGGATGTCGAAAGTGCATCAGACCAGAAAGTTTTAAGTGTAACCTCTACTGTCGGATATGAAGAAGGTGAGATTGTAACCATAAATGAAGGTGGGTCTCACGAGTCTCAAAGACAAATCAGTTCAATACAAGCTGGTGTGTCTTTGACTATGACTACTAATTTATCTTATACACACGCTGTCGGAGAAGAAGTTTGGGGTCATAATGGTCAAGATGACAAGGTAGAAGAATACGATAGTGATTTATTAACTAAAGCTAAGTATGTAGAAGTTTTTGAGAATTATGTGTTCTTGGGTTATACCTATGAAAATGGCGTATCTTATCCACAAAACATTCGTTGGTCGGATTTACTTGATGAGACGGATTGGAAAAGCGGAGATGCAGGTGGAGCAACAATTGGAAGTCGGGATTTTATTACAGGACTCAAGAAATACAAAGGCTTTCTAATCATCTTCAAAGAAGAAAGCGTCCATCAGTTATGGCTCACTGAAGCATCTACGGATATTTTCAACAATAAACCTTTATTTACAGAGTTGGGTTGTAAGGCAAGTGGTTCGATTGTAATGGATGATAAGGAGAATCTATACTTCTTTGCTTCTGATAACACTTTTAGACATCTTTTAATGGGAGAAATATCTCAACCTATCGACCCTATTGTTAGGAATATAAAGCCTTCTTTGGTTAGTGGTATTAAGTCTACCTTTATTCATGAGTACGGAGAGACATGGTGGGCTATACCACATGGTACGTGTACAGCAAATAACAAAATTATAAAATACAACAAAGTCTGGAATCAAGAAGATACCGCAGTTAATGCTTTTGGTAAATACATTACAGAATCTGACGAATTATTTTTATCTGATTTAGGTGCAGATACATCAGGATATACTAAGAAATTACATAGCTTAGAGTCGGGGAGTAACTCTTTTTACTTCACTCTTACCACTGATTTGACCGATAAGAAAGGACTTTCCTTTTATAAGAGACTTGAGGATTTATATATTTATATTAACAAGGAAGACTCTGGTTCTTTAACAATTGAAATTAAAAGAGATAATGAAACAACTTGGCAGTCTGTTGGAACAGTTGATTTAACAGGCGATGAGGATATTTTAATTCAACACTTAGCACCTGACCTCAGAGCAAAGACTTTCTTAATCAAAGTATCGGGAACAAGCCATTGTGAATTTTTAGGTATGCTATTCAAGTCATTGGTGGTGGGTGAAAGATGAAGATTTCCAAATCGATTATCTTACCAGAATTTGAATCCATTGAATCCCTTGAACAAGCTGGTAATATTCTTCATAAAATCACAGAAGCAATGGAAGACCACCAGATTCAAAATTACGAAGACGCTGTAGCTTCTTTTAGACGAGTCACTACAGGTAGAATACAGAGTCAAGATGGCAAAACATATTTTGATTTAGATTCAGGAACTATAAGAGGAGAGATAGTCTTTAGAAAAGGTAGTTCTGGACTTGATAATGTAGAAGAAGCTTCACCCAACGATTGGGACAATGCTTTCAGATTAGCAAATGCAGTAAAAGGTGATGATGACTTCACACTCATTAGTGGAGGTAAAATCTTAACTGGTTCTGTTGCGGTGGGTGCTTTTAATTCGGATGTTGTTGCAAGAATGTTTGCCAGCGATGAAAACAAAACTAATATCGAAGCTTGGATGAAGAGTGGAGCTATAACCTATATTGATGGTGCAAAGATTTACACAGGTTCTATTACTGCTGGGAAGATAACTGTAGATGATTTGGCAGCAATACAAGCTACTTTAGGAACAGTTCATTCTGGAACGATTTATGGAACACGATTTAGGGTTGGTGGCGGAACCGATGAAGATATCTATTTTGAAGATAGTGGAATTAGAATGTATGATATAGGAAACCGTGCTATAAGAATTCATAAAGATGCAACTACCTATTTAACTATTGACCTAAATACTTCTGGTCTTACTACTTTAATTGTAAATGGTTCATTAAAAATTGCTGCTGGTTCAAATAATTTTGCGTTTAAGAATACAGGAAAATTATTATTACCCCCTTTAGATGATGCTCCTACTGCAAATGCTAATGGAGATATAGCAATGGCAAGTTTAGGACTTGCAGCAGATATGTTTAAATTTTATGCCAGCGGTGGTTGGAGAAATGTAGATGGACAAAATGGATGGTAGAAAGGAGACTAAAATGAAAATTTTTATATCAACCAAATCTATGACTTTTGATGAAGATAATATTGAACACGAAATAGTATTAAATATTAGCGATGAAGAATTTTATGGTTATGATATTTTAATTGAACTTCCAGACAATAGCCAATTCATAAAAGATACTCTAAAAATCGAATACAAAAAAGATAAAGATGATAATGAAACTGACGAAATAGAATATAAACAATTCATAGTCAGAGAACAAAAGACATGGAATTCTTTCCCGCTTTATGAAATTGTAGATGGAAAAATAATAGATTTTGATTACACCCGATATAGCTATTTTTCTGGAACTGATAGACGAATGGTTTTAGCGAGGAAAATTAACGAATTATACAACCCTGCAAGTGAAGCAAAGATATTACGTAAAACTTTAAAATATATAATGGATTCTCTTGAAATTCCGTACCCTGACTTTTTTAAGAAATACAATAAAAAAGTTGAGGAAATTATCAATCAGAATCCGAAGGGAGGCAAATAATGGACGACTTAGCAAAGCAAGTAAATGACCTATGTACTACATTTTTTAAAGAAGAGTATAGAAATCGTTTAAGTCAGTTTAGCTTTGGTTCGTTTAGGAAAATCCTAATTAAAATGATACAAGATTATAAGGTGAAAAATGGAAAAAATAAAGCCGAATGAAGTTTACGTTATTAACAAATCTAATTTTATTTCACAAGCAAGTGTGATAGCAAGAATATGTTCAACCTTAAAATATGCCGAGAAAGACCCCATAGACCCTCACATATTTTTAGAGTATGTATCTAAAGGTTTAGCTTTTGGAAAATGTAGTATATTTGTTACTTTTAACGAGGAACAAAAACTGAGTAGTTGTGTGGTGTTTTTTATAAAAAATAATCCAGTTAAAGGAAAAGTCCTATGGATTGAATGGGCTTGGACTGATGGTAAAAGTTTAAAGTTAGGAATGGAAGTTTTTAAAAAGTTGGAAGATTTAGCTCGAAAATTACAAGTTAATAGAATCGCTGCCTCAATGACCAGGGGTTTAAAAGCGGTTTACAAAAGATATGGCTTAACCGTAGCCTATACGGTAGTGGAAAAGAAAATAGAAGGAAGTGAATTAAATGTGGAATAAGATAAAAAGAATCCTTAAAAACGCTTTATTATTTCCCGTTTTGATAGTATTTGCTAAGGGAACTTACGAAGAAGCACCACCTCCAGAACTACTTATAACTCCTGGACAAGAAGAAGCAATAGGTGGTTTAGAAGAATTGGCTTATGGCGACCTTCCAACCTTACCAACGTTTGATTTGGGAAGTGTTGAAGCTTATAACATAGGAATGGATGAAATTAAAAAAGTTTTAGGTGAAGCATACGACCCCTTTAAGTCTCCATTTTATCAAGGTTTAAGAGAAGCCTCAATGAGAGAAGAAGAAGCAGGAGCAAGTAATCTTCGAAGGCGTTCTCAATTAGGTGGGATGGTAAAATCTGACCCAAGTAGGAGAACGGAAGCCGAATATAGAGGCGGAATGGGAACTGGTCGTACAATGATGTTGGGAGAGATGTATGAAACAGAACGTGGTAGAAAACAGGAAATGATACCAAATTTATTAAGTTATGCTGGACTCGGTGCAGATGTGGGAATGTTTAATACACAAGTAGGAATCCAAGAAGCTTTACTTCCTTACACAGTACAAGCACCCTTATTAGAAGGTCTTGCTGGTGGTTACGGAACTTGGTATTCCCCAGAACAAATCTACCATCCTGGATTATTAGACTATGCAGCACAAATAGGTGGAGGGTTAATAAATCCTCCATGGAAAAAGTAAAAAGAAGGTGAAAATATGCAATTCTTTGCACCCCGAAACACGTATGCAAAAGGACAATATCCTTACGATATCTTCAAGGATAGAGTGTCGGCAGTTAACTCTATCGTTACAGCGGTAAAGGATAAAATTGCAAATAACTATTGGAATAAATTAAATAAAGTAACAGTATCAGAACTTGGCAAAAAAATAACGAAAGACCAAGAAGCTGAAAAAATCAACATATTTAATAGTGAACCCCCAGATAATATATATCCCCAGAACATAGAAGAAGTATCGGGTCAATTCGTAGACCATACCGTGGGAAAACTGATAGGTGCGGTCTTACCTGCTATTGCTCATAAATATGGTACGACAGGAACTCCCTCTACCGGTGAAGTAATGATTCCTACAATGGATAAACAAAAATTACTTGATTACGCAATGTCTGGTGGACAGATGGACTTTGAAAATATTCTTAAGGTTATAGAAAATAGACCAAGTTTCTTAGGTGAATATTCAGACCTTGAGAAAACAGCGTTATCAGGTGCTATGGGACGGGACGTGATGGGAGAATTAGAGACAGGAGTTAAGAGAGCAAGTAATATATTAGATTATTTTGGAGAAGAAAAAAGACCTGGCAAGTACCCTTATACTGAACAGGAAGTCAAAGACTATGAAATGTGGAAGAAAAGTCAAGAACCAGAAGAAACCCAAATAGATTTTGATAAATTAAATGAATTTATTGAAGCTAATAATATGAAATTAAGCGGAGTGAATGTAAATCCTAAAACTCGTAATTTGTCTTATAGTTTTGCCTCTAAAGGTACCGATAAAACTTGGGGAGAATTTATCGGAGAAGCAAATGAATTTATAAAACTTAATCCTGACTATGAGGTAACTTCTACCAACCCAAAAACAGGAAGTGTAACGATAGAGAAAAAAGGGAAGGGAACTGAAACAAAAACACCCAGCTTTTACGAAGCCGAAAAAATAGAAGAAGGATTTATGGAAAAAGTGGAAACCATACAAGACTTTGGAAGTGAATTAAAGAGATTACAAGGATTAGATATTGATACTAAAACATTTGAGACTACGGAATATTTTACAGGATTGATGGAAAAGAAACATCAACAAGCAATGGAATACATCAAATATGCTTTTGATAAGGTTAAAAATTGGGATAGTATGTCCGAAGAAGAACAGGCAAAAGATAGCTTTACTTATGAACAGCATAGAGAAAATTATAAGATGTATTGGGAGCAAGCCAAAAATTACGACCAGCAATATTTTAATGTGACTGGTAAGCATTTATTGGAGAGTAAATGAATATTTGGGAATTTTTAGAAACCAAAGAAAAAAAAGAAGAGGAAAAAGACAGGAAGGAAAAGTCTGTCTCTACTAAAGAAAAACCTGAAAAAGAAGAAGAGAATCCGTTTGATGTTTTAAATGAAACAATCGAAACAAACTATAAGGAATATCTTAAACTTCAGACAACATTAAGTGAGTTTGACACAAGTCTATCTGAAATACCCGATATTATGAAACCCACTATTATTGCTAATTATAATAAGGGAGTTAATAAATTTAATTCTTTGATTGGCACATTACAGACTGACATTAAAAAAAGAGACCAGATTATATCTGTTTTTAAGAAACAAGAATTTGAAAAAATGAAAAAATTCGGTGGTCAAGAAGTAAGTACACAAAAAACAACCCGTCATGCTGGTCTACAATCTTCAAGTATTTTAGATGAATCCTCAATGGGTGGGGCTTTGGGAATTTCTAAACCTTTAGATTTGGATAAAATCAATAAATATGTGGCTGCCCCCATAAAAGGAGTTTCCCACGGAATCTATTCCTCTCCCCAAGCTGTCGGTGGATTAATGCGTTTATTAGGCGAAAATATGCAGGAAATGGAAGGCACTCCTAATATATTCAAGGGTGATGAAAACAAATATACAGATTTAATGAAGGCTATTGCTAAAAAACCAGACAAGGCATTATATAAACCAATAGACCAATGGTTAATTAATAAATCACAGAAAATAATAAAAGAAAATCGTGAATATTTAGAGAGAAAAGAACTACATCCTGATATGGATGATAAGGTTGCTAAGTGGCTTTTTCAATTAGGTAGCGGGGCTACATCCTTAGCTGGAGCAGTAGGTATAAGTGTGTTAACTGGAAGTCCACACGCTGCTGCTGTCGCCTTTGGAATGTATCAAACAGGTTCGATGTATCAAGAGGCAAGAGAGGCAGATGTTAAGGTTAGTAAAGCAACCCCTTTGGCAATTACTGCTGGTGTTATCGAGGGAGCTTTAGAATATGTAGGATTGGAATGGTTATTTACTAAATACGCTGGGGGTAAAATAGCCAATTTACTTATACATTCAGCACAAGAAGGTTTTCAGGAATTTTCACAAGAACTCGGACAGAATGTTGTTGCTAAGGTTGGTTGGGATAAAACAAGGAATTTGTTAGAAGGCTGTGCTGAATCTGCTTCAATCGGAGCAGTTCTCGGTGGTGGTGCTTCTACAATAACTACAAACATTGAACAGAGTACAGATTTGACCGAACTTACACCCAAACAGAGAAAGGGACTTATCGAAACTATAGTTGAAAAACAATTAAAAACAATGGCTAAGATATTACCCAACTTAAACCCAAAAACAATTATGGAAAAAGTTAAAACCGACCCAGATATTCAGAAGGCTATATTAGGCATTTTTGAAGCGGAACAAGAAGCGGAAGTCTTTGCTTACGAAGCTAAAGAACCCATTATTCCCGAAGAACTTGAAGCTAAACGTGAAATGTTGCGTAAGCATGGAGTTAAAGAGGATTTGCTCACTGATGAGTTTGTTAAAAAAGCCAAGATTACTGAACTACCTAAAGCTGATGTTACATCAGAAATTGTGAGTAAAGGATTAATTGAGGAATTAGAAAAGCAATGGGGTAAAGAAAAAAAGTTAACCAAGAAAGATGTATTAGAGAAGGTGGAGAAACCTAAGGTAAAACCTAAAGAACCTGTTATACCTTTAGATATAGAAAAAAATGAATTAATTGATATGGACAATAACCCCATTAAATTAAATGAAGACAGAACAATCACTTTGTACCATCGAACCACTCCTGAAAATGCAGAAAAGATTAAAAATACCGGTGATTTTGTATCTAAAGAAAATCGTAATGAAACATTTTTCTCAACTAAACTTGAAGGGCAATCGGTTGGATATGGTGAAGGTGTAGTAACCATTAAAATAAAACCATCAGATGTCAGATTAGATGACGCTTTTCACGGTGGAGATATTAGTGTAGCAATATCGAATAAAATATTATCAAAAGATGTGATAGTAAAACCAACTACCGAGAAAAAAGCGGAAGTTAAAAAGGTTGAGCCTGCGAAACAAGAAGAAGAAACACTTAAAGTAGAACCAGAGTTCCGTAAAGATGTAAAGATTGAAGATGTTTACACAATAGGCGAAAGAACTCCAACTAAAAAAGTAAAAGGTAAAGTCAGAGAAATCACAGGACAAACAAAGCAAGATAAAATCTTAATAGCAGAACTCGACATCCTCGACCTTATTATGAAGGGTAAAGAAAAAGCAGCAGAGAAAGCATTTTCAGAAGGTCAAGAGAAAGGTATATTTAAACAAAAAGAACACTTTAAAGACATCGTAGCCAGAGCAAAAGAAAGAAAAGCCCAAAAAGATTATGTTAATAAACTAATTAAAGATATAAATAAACTCCCCACTAAGAATATTACTATAGATTACAAGGACAAAATCGAAGCAATTAAAGATATATTCGACCTCAAGAAAAGACAACAAAAGACTTTGAAAGCCAGAGAGGAAACAGCCAAGTTTATTGAAAGAGAGATGGCTAAGGAAAACACTAACTTAAAAATTCCTCAAGAAACCATAGATTTAATAAAGAAAAAACCTTTAAACGATATGACCATACAGGAATTAGAAGCTGTCCATGATGATATCTTACACCTTGCTCATATAGGAAAAACCAAAGGTAAATTAATTAAAATACAAAAGGGGAGAAGACAAGAAGAGCTTGTAGTAGACCTTATTAATGTGCTTCATAAAGGCAAGGAAGTTCCCGTTAGAAATATCAAACAGGAAATGAAAGAAGTATTAAGTCTAAAGAAAAAAGTCAAAGACCTTTGGAGTCATTATTGGATAAACACTACTTTAGATGAAGCATTATTTGAAAGAATAGATGGTGGAGAAAAAGGATTATGGTCAGAAGTTTTCTACAATGCAATAAATAAATGTAAAAATGACGAATTGTTAGCTGGTTTTAAGAAGATAGAAGATGCTCAAAATTTCATAGCAGATAATAAAATAAATATTGTTAAGTTTTTACAAGAAAGAACAGGGGATTTAATGCTTACGCCTACTCAAAGAACTGGTATATATTTATGCTCTTTAGATGAAGACGCTAAAAGACACATACAAAAAGCCGGTGTATATCTGATGAGGGGTATGAAAGAGCCTTATAAATTCACTGACTCTGATATTAAGAGCATAGTTGATAGTTTAACAAAAGAAGAAAAAGCTATGGCTAAACACTATCAAGAATATCAATTAACACAGGAAAAAGAACTTGATGAGTTTGATGTAAGGGTACGGGGAGTACATTTAAAAGGGGTTAAAAATCGTTTTGCTATTCAAGTTTTAAATGAAAATATGGACAATAGTGAAGCAATAGAATTAGAACGCAACCCAATGACAAGAAGAGCTTATATGGAAGAAGGCTTCCGCAAACCAAGAACACATCGTGCTGAAAATGTAATTAATATAGATTGTGTATCTAATATGTTACGTGATATAGCAAAAGTTGAACATTATAAAGCTTATAAAGAAACTGAAATGGATTTGAACAATCTACTGTCTAATCCCGAACTTAAAAAAGCAATTATTGCTCATCCTAAATATGGAAGAATTGCTTATGATAACATTACTCAATGGTTTAAAGATTCTGTAAAAGCCAAACAAAATAAAATCCTTAGCACTTCGGATAAAGCCTTAATGTTTCTTAGAACGAGTGCTTTTATCTCTATGCTGGGAGTCAATATCATATCAGGTACAAAACAGCTTGTTTCGATGTGCAATGCTGTAGCTGAAACGGACTTACCAACTATTTTAAGCGGAATAGAACAGGTTGCTCTTCATTATAATGAAACCAAACAATTTGTTTTTCATAGAGACCCTCAAATGAAAGCCAGAAAAGGACAGATTGATAAAATAATGCGAGAATGGATGCAAACTGCTGACGCTAAACAACTTCTTACTGGAAAAAGCTCGGATGTAAGAATGAAGACTTTGTTCTTAATTAGAACATTAGATGAATTTGCTGTATTGTCAGTTTGGAAGGGTTCTTACGACCAAGCAATTAATCAAGGAAAGTCAGAAAAAGAAGCTATAAAACGTGCAAGTGCAGTAATGAGAAAAACTCAACCTGCTGCATTAACCAAAGACCTTCCACAATGGTTCAGAGATGGTACAGTAGCTAACTTGTTTAGTTTGTTTCAAAACCAGATTAATAAAAACCAAAACTATATTCGACACGATATGTTTGGTAAATTAAAAGCTGGAAAGATTTCTCCGGGTAAATTTGCTCATAGGGTACTTTGGGGATGGATATTACCTGCTGTTTTGATAGGAACAATAACACGAGGCAGACCACCTGAAGATTGGAAAGAAATTGCCAGAGACATAGGAACTTACTATGCTGGTGGATGGTTTTTTGTGGGTTCAATAATGGTTAACATAATGCAAGGTTATGGAGGTTGGATGCCTGCACCATTATCTTTTGGAGAGGAATTTGTTAAGGCTGGAACTTATAAAAAAATGGAGTCTAAATTTAAACATGGAATTAGTGGTATTTGTAAAGTAATAGGTCTTCCTTACAACCAACCTTACCGAACTATCGATGGAATAGAAGATTGGATTAATGGTGAAACTGAAGATGTAAGACGTTTAATTTGGACTAAATATGTGTTAGAGGAAAAGAAAAAGAAAATTGTTAAAAAGAAATCTGTAACTCCAAAGGGATATGGTAAAAAGGTTATTTTAAAGCCAAGTGGTTATGGAAAGAAAACTACTAAAATGCCTAAAGGTTATGGCGATTAATTTCCATATCCTGAAGGTTTTAAAATAGCTGGTTTTTTCATAGGCGTATACTCTCTTGTCATTTGACCAGTTACTTTGTTCAGTTTCCAGATACTTCCTGAATTGTTAACTATTTGATATTTAGGAATCAACATATAAACTATTACAATTGCTAAAACGATTAAAGATATCTTAAAAAGGAATTTTGAATATTTGTCAATAATAATTTTCATTCTAACCTCCTGAAGGGAGTCGTAAACTATGGCGATTAGGAAATTCTGCCCCCTTTGCCTAACCCTGAAAAATAATATCACAGAAATCGCTAAAAGTCAAGTTTTGCACATTTTAAGAGCAATAACCTACTAAAGAGGCTCTCACTGACCATAAAGAAGAGTGTATATAATACTGAAGAGTTTTTTGGCGTTCACCGATAACTACTATTATATCAAAAAATTTTTCGATATCAAGTTTTGTTGCTACACGCAATAGTTGCTAGTGGCAAGTAAAAGGAGAAATTATGAGTTGGACAAAAGTAGAAAAATCAACAGGAACTACTACCGCAGTAGATAAAACAAAGAGCTGGTTTGTTTCTGGTTGGTTTCAAGAGTGGTTTGCGAGTGTCTGGGAAGAAGTTGATAAAGAAACTGGAACTTTTACCAAAGTCGATAAGGGGGAATAATAAAAAAGGAATGATTTTATGAAGAAATTATTATTAATTTTAGCTTTACTATTTGCGATAACAATGCAGGTTTTCGCAGTAAGTGGAACATATACCGACAATGGCTATTTTTATCTTCCTGACTATGGGGCTTACGGTGCAACAGAGTGGGAAGAATATAACACCTATATGCAAGTGGCGGATACACAGATAGAAGCTAATAAAGATGCTTTTGGCAATTACTATCTTAAAACTGCCATAGACACACAAGGTGAAATGGAAACTATCTGGGGTGTTTCGCTTGCGAACGATGGTGATTCATACTTAAAGACCGAAATGGATTCTTTCTCTGAATTACAGGCAATTATATCTGATAAAACTTTAGTCAATACAACTGATAAGCTATCCGTCTTCGCCGCAACCACTTCCGCAGAACTTGCAGGGGTGATAAGTGATGAAACTGGAACAGGTAAAGCAGTATTTAACACCGCACCGACCATTAAGCAAAGGGTAACTACCAAGACGACCACAGCAACTCTAACCGTAGATGAAGCAGGCACTATACTTGTTTCCGCTTCCTCTGCATATACAATAACCCTACCAACCGCAGTAGGCAATACGGGATTGACTTATAAATTCAAGAAAACTGACGCCAACTATAATCTTATCACTTTAGATGGTGACGGCACAGAAACTCTTAATTATGAAAATGCTGATGGAGTGGCAAAAGAAACTTACGCCCGACTGAATACCTATTGTGCAGAAGTAACGTTGGTTAGTGATGGTGCTAATTGGCAAGTATATGATGAGGCGTTGGGGCAAGTGCCGATGTGTTTAGTATCTCCAAGTATACATCAAACTGATATACCTGACACTTTTAATGTAGTACTTAATCTTGATACGAAAAGTGATGATATTGGAAGTAATTTTGATACATCAACTTGGGTTAGTGGCACAGCAGATGGGACAGTGGTAGACCATCTACAAGATGATGGAGAAAGTCCATTTGTCGCTGGTATGGTAGGTTATAGAGTCAAAAATATTACAGATACGACCTATGCTTGGATTACTGCTGTGAATGACGCTGGGGATGTAACTTTAAGTGCTGATATTTTTGTAAATGGTGAAGGGTATGAGATTAAAAATAGCAAATTTGTATGTCCTATTGCTGGAACATATATGGTAAAAGCTTCATTAAGATATTATAGTGGGGTAGTTGCAGATAAATCATACTACTGTTCACCAAGAGTTTCTACAATACCTTATGCTATTCCAGTTCACTCTGCAAGTACAGCAGCGGTCGGTCTTATGAATATGATAAACCATAAAGCATCCAAAGATGATGAAATAATATTAAAAACAATGCATACTGCGGGTGTAGACACTCCCGATATTCAAGGTGATATAGCATATACACATTTATTAATTAGATTAATCTCAAAAGATTAGAAAGGAGTAATAATATGCAAGTAAACATAAACTTATCGGAAGAACAAATCAAAGCACTATTGACCGAGTATACTTCAATAGAGGCATATTGCCAACGAGTAGTAGAGAATAGAGCAGACCGTATAATGATGGCTATCGTCAAAAAGTACGCTGATGATTTAGAAGGCGTCACAGCAGAAGAGCAGGCGGTAATCACGTCTGCAATGGCTGGGAAGATTGTGGTTAGACCTGATAAATTACCTGAGGAAGTGAAGCAAATCATAGTTAGAAGGGCAAAAACTAAAACGATGGTGCAGAAAATAAAAGAACAAAAAGAAGCAATGAAGTAAGGGAGATAATATGTTACCAAAACCGATTGATTATAAATACTTTTATGTTAATGAAGATTGTAAATATATCGAAATAACTAAAAAGCAGTATGAAGAATGGAATACTTCCGGGTATTGGGTTTGTATTCCAGAATAGAAAATAAATATGATAGGAGATAATGTAATATGCGAATAACTAATGCAGAATTAGCCCGAATGATTGAGTCACTTGATAAAAATGTAGGTGGGATTAACACAAGGTTGGACAAGTTAAATGGCAGGTCATTCAAGAATAGTACCGATATAGCACATATAAAAGGGATAAGTGGGGTTATTGCCTTTGTCGTTTCCTTTTTAATATCTATTTTCGGAATTTATTTTGGGGTGAAATACAAATGAAAGACTTCGTTAACCGATATCATTTAATCAGGCGTATATTAGTTTTTGCCATTACATTTATATTCCTTAAAATAACTGTAAATATTTTCAGTGGCAATATTATATTAGATGAACATCTTACTACTATATATAAAGTATTCGGAGGTTTAATCACATTGATATTAATATTTTATCTAAAAAGTGGGAAGAAAGATGTGGAAGGAGATTAAGTGAAAGACTTAACAGCAGAAATCAGGAAGATGAAAACTTGATATCGAAAAATAATTTGCATATAATACATCTCATAAAGAAGTTATTGATTGTCATAATATTATTCTTTCTAATCATATCGAATTGTTATGCAATTTCAGACCAACAACGGTATTTTGCTGAATCAATTTTAAAATTCGCATACGAAGCGAAGAAAACGACAGGACTTCCAGCAAGCATAGTTAGTGCACAATGTATCCTTGAATCGGGGTGGGGTAAGTACTGCCCGACAGATTGGAGGACTGGCGAGAGGTCGAATAACTTCTTTGGAATTAAGAGTGACGGAACACAACCTTATGTGAGGGCGTGGACTTACGAATGGGAGAACGGTAAGTATTATCGGGTCTTAGCGAAGTTCAGAAAATACGATACATTCGTAGAGAGTTTGATAGACTACGGAAAGTTCATATACGAGAATCCTCGTTACGCAGAAGCGATAAAAGTAAAAGACAATCCGATAAAATATATTCAGGCAATCTGGGAAGCTGGTTATGCGACTTCACCAAGTTATGTTTGGAAAATCTTAAACATAGCCGAACAATGTAATTTTTTAACCATTAGTAAATGGGAAGAATAAAGGAGGTGAAATAAATGGAGAATACAATCATAATAGTCCTAAACGCTTTAGGAGCATTGGGTGAAAGAGGTGTTCATTATGTTTTAGGGTTAATTGAAACTAGAATAGTGGCAAGTTCAACTGAGATAGATAATTCAATATTTTATAAAGTAATAAATGCAGTTAAATCATACGAATTTCAAAACCCTACCGAGTAATAACAGATAAGGAAATAAATAAGGCAAGAACGAAACTGGTCTTTTGGCTGTCTTGGGAACTCGCAAAGTATGGACTAATGAAGAAGCTCATAGAGGAATGTACTACAAGAGGTATATTTGAGCAACACAAAGACTACATTAAGAGATGGCTTGCTTATATCGACCAACAGAAATTTAGTAAAAAATTGGAAACACAATTACTTACCGAAATAAGACGATACGTAGAAACAAGAGACGAACAAGTTAAGAAAAAAATTATCGAAATAGTGTGGAATGAAACGGGAACGGAAGCTTACATAAAGAAGAGTACACTTGGGTTTTAACGCTGAGTGTACTTTTTTTTTAAAAATAAATTTGACAAATGCCTCGTAATATGCTATCATTCTTTTGAGATGAAAAATAGAGAAGAAACAAAACAGTTAATTGAAGAATTATTTAAGACTAAAGAAAGACTTAAATTTCCATTAGAAGAACTTGCAAGAATGTTTAGTGTAAATAGAAAAACTTTATATCGTTGGAAAAATAATGAAAGCGTTCCTAATAGAGTTTATTTGCCAATGATAAAGAAATTTATAGAACTTTCAAAAAAGAAAAAATATTTATAAAATTTGGTTGGTTATTACTTTACATATGATATATTATAGGGCAGTTGCCATAAGTTAAAATTTATGTAAAAAAGAAAATAAATATTAGCCAACCACAAAAAGGTTGGCTTTTTTTATTTGCCTAATACCCGCAACTACTACTAATTTTTTCATTTTTAATTTCTCCTTTTAGGGCAGGTAGCCGATGCCTGCCCTCTAAAAAAAAGAAAGAGGTGATTAAGTGATTAACAAAATAGTTTTATTACCTGACATACATTACCCACATCATAACAAACTTGCTATAAATGCAGTATTTCAATTTATCAAGTGGTTTAAACCTCATGGTGTTTGTATTATGGGGGATGCTTTAAACATGGATGCTGTAAATCATTGGAAAAAAGCAAGAGGGGATAATAAATATTTTGAAAATAAAAGACTTCAAGAGGATTATGATAATTTCGATAGGGATATTTTAACTCCATTAGAAAAAATGCTACCAAGAGACTGCGAGAAAATTTTCATGGGAGGAAATCATGAGGATTGGATAAACATAGTAATAGGGAAAGACCAAAACTTAGAAGGAATGATAGAACCTGAAATCAAGTTACGGTTGAAAGAAAGAGATTGGGAATGGATACCTTACATAAAAAACAATAAAAGAGGTATGAAAAAATACGGTAAACTTCTCGTCTTTCATGGACAATACACAAACAAATACCATGCAAGTAAAGTTGCTGATACCCATAGTAGAAGTTGCGTTTATGGACATACTCATGATTTACAACTATATACAAAGGTCTTTGCTGATGACCAAAAAGATTTTCATACTGCTCAAAGCATAGGATGTTTATGTAATCTTAGTCCTGAATTTATGAGAGGGAGGATGAATAGATGGGTTAACGCCTTTGGGGTTTTATATTTGCGTGAAAATGGTTTTTATAATCTTTATGTACCAGTCATTATTAATGGACAGTTTACTTTCGGAGGTAAAACGTTTGGCAATGGGTAAATTGATAAATTTAAAGGGAAAGAAATTCGGAAGATTAACAGTAATTAAGAGGGCTGAAAACAATAAATGGGGATATACAAGATGGCTATGCAAATGTGATTGTGGAAACGAAAAAGTTGTTGATGGAAATAGTTTAAGGAATGGTCACACCAAAAGTTGTGGTTGTTTAAGAAAAGATTTAATAAGAGGAAGTAACAAGGAAAGAAGTTTACCTTTAGGACTTGCAAATATGAGGATAATAATGAGTCTTTATAAATGGCAGGCAAAAAAGCGAGGACATAAATGGGAATTAACCGAAGAACAATTCAAGAATATTACACAAAAGAATTGTTTTTACTGTGGTGCTCCACCAAGTAATATATCTAGACGAAATAAAACTAATGGAAATTACACTTACAATGGTTTAGATAGAGTTGATAATACTAAAGGATATACGATAGATAATGTTGTTCCTTGTTGTTTTATTTGTAATCAAGCAAAACATAAATTAACCATACAAGAATTTAAAGATTGGATAGAAAGAATTTATCATAAAACGTTTGATGGAGGTAAATCATGAAAAAGTTTGGCAAATGTATGAAGTGTGGGTGCAAACTTCCCATTGAAGAATTGGAAAGATTAGAATGGTGTGATGGGCATAAAGGGGTTAAGGGTTCTTTACATCACAAACTTATCTGCAAGGATTGTGCTGGCATAACAAAAAAACCAGAATTTGGAAGGTGTGTTGCTTGTCATAGATGTTTACCTCTTAAAGATTTAACCGAAGTAAGGTGGAGTACTCGTTCTAAACATCTAAATAAATTGCAAGATAGATTGATGTGTCCAGCGTGTATAGAAAAAGCAATTGAACCATTTGCAAAAAAGATTTTCCCAGAGAAGGAGTACTACAAAGGCGTTCCTTTAAGCGAATTAAAAGTAGGCGGAACTGATTAAGGGGGGTGAAGATATGCCATATCAAGGTAGACCAATATTAGCTATTGATTTCGATGGAACGATAAGAAAAGCTAAACGAGCTACTGACAAAGGTTACGAATTAATGCCTCACTGTAAACAAGTCTTAGAGCAATTATGGATTGAAGATTTTAGATTAATTTTATGGACTTGCAGAAGTTTTGATATGTTGGAAGATGTAATTATATTCTTAAAGAAACATAATATTTTAAAGTATTTTGAATGTATTAATGAGAATGTAATAGATATTGTATGGTGGAATACTCGGAAGATATATGCCGATAGATATATAGATGATTTAAATTTGCAAGGATTTCCTGGATGGATAGAGACATACAAAATATTAAAGAAGGAGTTTCCCAATAAATGGAAAAAGGAATAAGAACTTTTAATACAGGTGCCACAAGAGATACTGATGAAGGTAAATTAGATTTCGAGGGCTTCCTCTCACCAATAGTAATTGAAAGATTCGCTGAGTATATGCATAAGCACCGCAAACAAAGTGATGGAAAACTTCGAGATAGTGATAATTGGCAAAAAGGGATTCCCATAAAGGAATATATGAAATCTTTATTTAGGCACTTTATGGATATATGGAAAGAATATCGTGGATACAAAAGTAGAGATGGTATAGAAGAAGCTTTATGTGCAAATATGTTTAATTCAATGGGTTACCTATATGAAATTTTGAAGGAGAAGAAATGTCAATAATACCCATAATTTTTCTCTTAATCGGTTTATTTGTGTTTTTCAGTAGAGAGCCAAAATCAGAATGGCATAAGTATCTCGAAAAAGAATTAGAGAGAAATCCCGATTATATAAATTGGTTGAAGAAAGCTAATAAAATAAAAGATTATAAATTGGGACTAAAAATTCTGAAAAAAATAAAGAAAGAAAAGGAGGTGAATAAAAAGTGAAGAAGATTTTATTAACAATACTTATAGTATTTATGTTGGCGATTCCTGTTTTAGCAGATGAGTATCCAACACCAATTGTAGATGAATTAGAAGTACAGAAATTTATTGAAAGTGTAGGAGTTCAGATTAGGATACCATGCAAAATAGTTTACAGAAATTTAACGTGGTACAAATTTGAAAAAGGAATGAAGTTAAGTGATATAGAGTTCAATAGGTTATCCGATGATGAGAAGATTTGGTATAAAGATGGTTATTTAGTTAAATACGGTGAATGGGAGAAAGACAAAAATAAGTGGGAAGAATCAGCCATTTACGGTTCTGGGGTCTTAATATATTCTGCGATTTTACCTGAACCGTTACAATCAAGGGCTGAAGGCAAAGATAAAGGCATTTATGGGGAAACTTTAGTAATTACAAATTATCACGTTGCACAACCCATAATAGACAAGTATAGCTTAGGTAGTCGTTATGACCCTATAAATGTTTATGAAAATAAGGATATAGTGACGAGTTTATTTCCACCTAAAGCAACTATCAAACCTGGTGCAAGACCAATTAAACAGAAGTTCTTTTTCCTAATTGATAAAGATGGAGAGGAAGCAACATGGTTAGCAACAAAAAATACTGCGGGTATTAAGATTGACGAGTCCCAGCGTTACGATATTCTTGCAACAGTGGTGGCATACGATAAGGGTCTTGACGTTGCAGTCTTACAGATTAAAAACGTATTTTTCCAGCCTTATGCAACATTTAGAAGAACTCCTTGTCAGGTCGGAGAAAGAATTTGGAGTAGAGACGCACCATTAGCTTTGGCTTTTTCAACTAATCGAGGAAGAATCAACCAGACTGGTTTAGATTTAGGAGTTAGCGAAGATGGACTTGGTTGGAATGACCAAGTTAAAACTGACATACCTTCAGCTCCAGGCAGTTCGGGAGCAGGTATTTTTGATGTAAATGGATTTTTGATTGCTCAACATCATGGAGTATTAATACATCAATTGGGTACAAGTTGGAATTACATAGAGGGAGGTCATTTGGCAAATCCAGGTGACAGAATAGCCGAATGGTTATCGTGGAACGGATTTTCGTACATATTTGAAGAAAAGCCTTACAAAACACAACAAAATTATCTTGACAAAGTTACTTTATCTATCGAATAGATTATCGACTCAAAGATTGGTAGCCAGTCAATAAAAACCGAAGAGCTTATACTTCACCTTGAGTTGATAAGGGGGAACAATGAATATCAAATATCAAATTAAAAAGTTAGTAGTAAATGAATGTGCTTGTTATAGTCCGTCTATGAATAGATACACCAATAAAAGTGTCATTATAAAAGATTATTGTGACAAGGAAAAAGAAGATTGTCGTTGTTTTATATTTAAGGATAAAAGGTGCGGATATTTTGAGAAAGCGGTTTTACCCATAAATCCTCAATTAGAAGCACTTTATAAAGCTGAAAAATTAGGTTACGAATTACCTAAAGAGGAAAAAGAAAAAATAAGTACCGTAAAAGGAAAAGTCAATATACATTGTAAACGATGTGGAAAGACTTTCTTAGCTGATAATTATAGACGGAAATATTGTGATAGCTGTAAAAGATATATTTGGAGAGAGAAGAATAGAGAAAAAGACAAGTTAAACTAAAATATGCCCTTAAAACGTTCGCATTTTGATTTTAAGGGGGGTTAAACATTCAAAATTAAGAAGTTGGTATATGATTACATGTTTTTCAAAAAATACGAATAAATCAAAAATAAGGGGGTTTTTTTTATGGAACGTTCAGGAAAATCTGTAAAGGCACACATAAGGTATAAAAATGAAATGGGCAAGAGACTACCGGGGGTAACAACGATTATCGGAGTTTTAAACAAACCATTACTTGTTCCTTGGGCAAATCGTTTAGGATTAGAAGGAATTAATGTAAAAGATTACGTAAATGACAAAGCCGATATAGGGACATTAGTCCACGAGATGATGTTTTGTGATTTAAAAGGTATAGAAGTTGATTATGATTACTATACTAAAGCCCAAATTGATATTGCTCAAAATAGCTTTAAGAAATATCTTCATTGGAAAAAGGAACATACTATTGAACCTCTTGTATTAGAAGAAGGCATGGTTAGTGAAAAATATCAATATGGAGGGACGATAGATAATTATTGCGGAATTGATGGTGTTCCTACATTAATAGATTACAAAACTTGTAAAGCTTTATACTCGGAACATTTTATTCAAGTTGTTGCTTATAGACAGTTATTAAGGGAAGCAGGATATAAAGTAAAAAAGGTGGCAATTCTAAGAGTAGGACGGAGTGAAATGGAAGGTTTTGAATATGTGGAAATTCCTGCGAAAAAGTTGTCTTTATGTTGGAAGTTATTTAAGAACTGTTTGGCAATTTATAAGTTAAAGAAACAATTAAAGTAATTGTGCAATTATCCATTGCTTTCTGCGAAACAATTTAATTCGTTATTGTAACGAAGGGGGAGTAATAAATTGAAGAAACCTAAAGGAGTAATTTTCGAGGAATATGAAGTTAGAGAATTGGAAAAGTGGGAAGCCGAATCTTTACATAGAGTGTGTCAATGTAGACGAATGAGTAAAGTTATACATATCTTAAATAATACAGCCAATAATGGTTGGAAATTATTAAAAGGGGGTGAAAAAGTGAGACCGTATTTGGAAGTGAAAGTGGTGAAGGTGAAGAAACCACAGCCACAAGGCAATTGGGTCAATGGAGAAAATTTAGATGCGATAAAATTCCCGTGCTTTTGTAAGTATTGGGAATTTGGTGAAACCCATTATGGGCTATTAACAAGATTTGGAGATGGCACAATAGTTTTACACAACATTAGTAATAAACCAGTTAGCTATTATACACCAGTTGCAACAACAAAAAAGTTTGATTATAAAGCAAATTATACGCCATTCGGGAATATGATGATGTCTTATAATTATTTGAGGAGGAAGAATCATGGACGAACAACAAATCTATGATGAGATAGCTGATTTAATAGATGAAAACACAATGTTGAAAGAAGCAATTGATGACCTGATGGAGGAAAACAAAAAATTAATGAAAGAGAATAGAATATTAAAAAAGAAATTAGGGGAGGTGAATTAATTGAAAATAGCAGAAGTAAAAAAACTCGATGATGGAGTTAATGGAATTATTATCGAAGGAAAAATCATTAAGACACCAGGAAAACCAAGAGAGAGTCAATATGGCTGGTCACAAATGATTGTCCTGAAAGATGAGACAAGTGATATGAGTTCTTGGATTAATATTGAGAGTGCAAAAGATGCTTATAAGGTGGGGCAGTACATCAAAGTTAAAGGTAAGGTTAGTCATTATGTCAAGGATGGTAAGCCTGGTATATCTCTTAATAATGGAAACGTAATTGATGAAATTGTAAAAGATGAAGAAGTTTCGCAGGAGCAACGAAATGCCCAATTTAAAGCATTTCACCAACCTGCCCAAGAAACTACCCAATCTGTGGAGAAAACCTATCCTGGTAAAGAGATAACAAGAGCAGAATATACCAACAATGACTACTGGAGAGAGAAGACTGCAAGAGAAGTTGAAAATAATAAATGTATTGTAAGGGAGTGTGCTATTAAGGCTGTTACTGCTATGTATGCTATTCCAGATGAATACCACGGAAAAGTTTTTATTAGTACTGAAAAAGAATATTTTGAATTTGCTGACAAGATAGTAGATTATATTTATCAATCACAAACGAAAATCGAGATAATAAAACCTAAAATAACTTTAGTAGAAGAAGCTATAAAAGAGTTCGGTGGCACAGCAGCAGAAGAAAAACCTCAAGATAGTGGAGGCAGAATATACACAGGTAGTGTTGAAAAACCCAAAGAACAAAAGATAGCTCAAGCAAGAGAACTCGTTAAGAATCCTCACTTGACAGAACCAGTAAATGACAAGATGGCTACTATACCACAGAAGAAACAAATCTATGGCTATATAAATGAAGAAGGTAAAAAGATAGGGGGTATGGTTGATTCTCGATATATAACAGAAAAAGAAAAAGAAGGCATAGGTGACTGGAAAGACTTAACCAAATCAAGAGCCTTTAAAATGTTTGAAAAATGGTATGGAACAAAGGAAACATTGGGAGTACGAGACAAAAGAGAGTTAGAAGCTAAGGATAAAGAACAAAATCCATTTCTTACCGAAAGAAGACCTCTTGAAACGAAAGACCCGAATGATGGTACTCCATTAACCAAAGATGTATTAATTGATGACATCCAAGCATTAAGAAAGAAATTGTTTTTAGAAGATGATGTGAAGTTCACAAAAGCACTTGGATACAATACAAACTTCGAGGCGTGGACAGAAAAAGAATTAAAGAAAGTAAGGGATTTACTTAAAGATTGGAAGCCTAATTGGGTGAAATGAAGTACAACGAAGTAGAATTTGACTTTGAATTATGGAGTTGGCATGGCATAGAAGATGACATTATGAACGCCTGGTGTAAAAGTTTCGGCGAAGACTTGGTTAGTTCTACTTTAAATAATTTAAGAGAGTGGCTAAAGACACGTCCTGAATTCGAGGAAGTTATTGAGAAGGGCTATGGAGGGAATTGGACGTTCTGGTTATGGGATTGCTTTGAAAAAAATGAGAAGTGGAAGAAAGAACATGATAAAGGAAAAATAGGGGAACGATTAAATGAATATAAGAAAATACGCTATTAAATTTTTAGAAAATAGAATAAAAGAGGAAGAAGAAAAGGAACATAATTGGAAATATGAATTGGAAAATTGTCTTTTTTATGTACAAAAAGGCAATAAATGTGATAAATGTGTATTTGGAAAAATAAAAAAAGATAAATCCTTTGCATCTGCTGGTGCAGCCCAGTGTTTAAATTGCTCTGAAAATTATGATTTATTATTTACGAAAGAAATGAAATAGGAGAATGAGAGGTGGAGGAAGGAGAAAAAGAATGAAACTACCCAAAGAATTAATTGAAGATTACTTAAAAGGTGCAAGAATAGTCAACCTATCAAAAGAACACAACATAGAATATAACACTTTATACTGGAAACTTGGTGAATTGGGGATACGCAGAAAAGAAATAAAAGGTGGATATAGAGGTGCATACAGAAGGAGGAGAGCATGATAACTGAAAATTATATAAAGATGTGTGAGAAGAATGAGGATTTGCAGAAGGAACATAAATTTGTTGAGGGTGATTGGTTTTATTTTAAAAATGATAGCCAAAGTCTGGGGATAGAATACAATACTGCTTATCTTTCTATTTTATCGAATAATACCGATGCCGATACTGGGGTTATAGAGGATTTGAATAGAAAGAATAAGATTAATAGGGAATATATTGATGTAGAAGATAAAGGTATCTGGCTACCCACACTTGAACAGCTATTTGAGATGATGAATGTTAAAAATGGGGAAGACCTTGATATATTTATTAGAAAAATATCAAATTATAAATACAAAGAAACAAATATTATGGGTTGTGATGTTA